CCAAGAACTACAATCTGTGTGAAAGACTTGTAGTTCATCTTGAGAACATTGCTCTCAAAGTTCTTCTGCTGTTCTACTAAAGAGCTCTCCTGGTTCCACAGGTTGCCATTACAGTAGATCTCAAATACGTTTGGTTTGATCCCCCGAACCACCTTGTATTCTTTCTTACCGATGCTAAATTCAATTTCTGTTACACAATCTTTTTCGTTGATACTATTAACCAGCATTGGTTTGTTGATCTTACGAAATGGTTTACCAAACAGAGAAAAGGTAAGGGCATCCAGAATGGTGCTCTTACCAGCTCCGTTTGATCCGATGATCAGATTAGTTTTGGATGCTTGTAAATCAACTTCACTAAACACATTGCCCGTAGAAAGAAAATTCTTCCAACGGATCTTTTTAAAAATAATCATTCTTCAAGATCATCAGGGGGAATCAAAAAATCGTCAGGGGTAATAATAGAAAACTTATGTCCTCGTTCCTGACATGCTGTAATTATAACATGGTCGTCAACCTCTACGATCTGCATTGGTGGGTAATCTTCATCATCCTCCAACATCATAAGGTATCTGTCTGCGTCATCTTCTTCCTCAAAGATAGGAATAACCCTATCCTCGTCTTGGTCAAAGACGGAGTATACACCATCGGGATGGTCTTCTAGGGTTACTATAAACATGCTACGCAGCGTTGCTTTCAATATATAGAGTTCTCATCAAACTCTTCAGATCTGTCTTATCTACGGACATTTCTACCTCATCAATATACTCATTAAGCAAAGTCAATGTATCTTTTGAGGAGATTTCAATGTCGGTTTTGTCGTCTTCATCGACCAGAGTTTCTACAACTTTGACATCATGAACGCCTACGTTGTAAAGACGATCAACCAGTGTTTCAAACATCTGGTAGTCTCGCTTTTCGTTGACGACGACCTTGATGTATTTGTCTTTATAACTAGACACATCTTGTTTGTTGTAGTCCACACTGGTGTCGTCATAGAAGATTTTTTGTCGAAGATCTCGTAGGGATTTGCGACAAACTTAAGTTTATCACTTTCAGTATCGTAGATATGGAATCCACGGCGGTCTTTATAATCATTCCAATACATTTGATAAGGGTTGCCGAGATACTGGACATTACCTTTCTTTGACTTGTGGTGATAGTGTCCAGACCACACACGCTTGAAACGATGGAACAACTCAGCATCCATGCCATGATCCATCTTCATTCCTGGTGTTACCTCAAATCCTGTGAGTTCAAGATGGCCACAACAATTGTCTGCTTCGCTTGTTTCAAGTAACCCCAAGACCTCTTCAAGATTTTCTTTGTTGATCCAAGGAAGCATGAGAAACTTTTTGCTTCCGAGTTTGAGGTGCTTTGGTTCTGAGTAGATGGTGATGTTGTCATACTGCTCCAGCAGAAGTTCGGGTGAGTTGATGCGATTGGTGTTCTTGTAATATGTGCAGTGATTACCAAGAAGCATGTGAACCTTGTAATCTTTCAGGCGGTCAAAGTAATTTGTTTTGACGCGATGGAAAGTATTGAAGTCCATTGACTTTCGGTTATCAAAAGTATCACCAAGGTCAATGACAGTAGTAATACCTTCTTTCTCTAGAGTAGGAAAGAACACATTGTCATAGAACTTTTGGAAGTAATCCCAGAATGCTAGCGAACCTTTGCGTCCGTCAAGGTGTTGATCTGTAATAAGTGCGATCTTCATAACTTACCACCAACTACTCCATCAAATTTCTGGGAAGAGATGCTGTTTGCCCAGTTGGTAGCGATACCTTCCAAGTAGAATTTCGTTCCACCCATGACACTTTCTTTCGTAAGTCCTGTGATGAGAGCCTTGCCATCCTCACCAAAGCTATTCCACGTTCCAAACCTTGACGCTGAGACTCTAAATTTTCCATAGGGTGTTTCATACCATTCATAATCTTGTTCTTCACTCATCGGTTCATTCTAGTTTCAATGTTTTCTTTGATGCTACCCATGTCAGAATAGGAAGCGTTCATACCTGACATACTACCATCATATGTGTCAGTGTGCATCACTTCGTCATATCCTGAACGCTCTAGGATCTTACCCTTGATCTCTAGTTGCTTCTTCTCTTTCTGAATACGTCTCAAAAATGCGTAGTGAATAATTTGAGTGAAGTAAGCAAAGGGATTAGAAGACTTTGCTGGGTCGAAATTGTGAATGTACTGAACACAATTTTCAATTCCGTCAGAGATCATATCTTCTCTGAACATGTAGTTAACAAAGTTTGGTTTGTAAGAAAGGTGCGTGGCAATCTTCAGGAAACATTCACCAAGGTAATTGGTAATTTTCGGTTTACCTTCCCAGTACTTTGCTCTTTCTTCT